CTTCCCTCCTTTTAAAAAGGAATATCCGAGTCATCAAAATCCATCGGAGCCGCTTCCGGTGCTGGTCGCTGCTGCGCCTGCTGCCGACGTTGAGCTGGCTGCGATGGCGCTGATTCCTGAGGTTGTAATCCTCGCGGCGGCAGGTCGATATCCCGCACGAGAATTGTCGGTGTTTGCGCCTGCGTACCATCAGTACGAGTCCATTCTTCAATCAGGAATTCCCCGGAAACGGTGACCTTTGCGCCTTTGACCACAGATGCGGACAGCTTTTCAGCCATCGCGCCAAACATCTTGCAGTTAAGCCATGAGGTTTTTTCGTTATCCCCAAAACCTGACTTGGCAGGAATGGAGAAATTTGCAATATGTTTCCCGTTAGGAGTGACGCGAAGGACTGCATCCTTTCCAACATTCCCTGAAATTGTGATTACGTTAATTGCCATTTATGCCGCCTGTTTCAGTTCTTTGATTCGGATGCCGGTTACGTCTTTGCACTTCACCTGGTGTTCAGGGAAGCCGTTAAGGCGCGTCCATGTTGATGCGTACTGCTCCTGCAATTTCTTCGCGTCGTTCTCGGTGCCTGCATACTGCGTGAACTCAGCCAGAATGGTGTCAGCATCAGCAGGCTGGATGTGGTGAACCTCCGCATCAGCATCAATCGCCGTCTCTTCTGTCGGAATGCAGAACGCCTGAAACGCTGCGTATTTGTAGGCAATCGACATGGCCTTGTTCGTTGCCTTGTCGCCGCTATCCATCGCTTCGCCGTATGTCACAACCGTGTGAACACTGCCGTCTTTTGTGCTCACAAAGTCGAACTCTGCTTTAACCACCACATAGAACAGGACAGTGCCTTTTGGAGTCGTGCGCTCGGTTACGGTGCGCTCAGTGATGCGGGGGAGGATAAGGAGTCCGTGATTAACCAGCGCCGGAGCCAGTGCGTTATAAACCTGGTCGATGCCGCGAAACTTGAAGTTTTGCTGCGTATTCGTCCTGTCCTTGCTGATGCCCGTTGCCGCCATTTCCTTGGCTACAGCGCTGATTGCCTGATAAACAAGCTTCTCTGTCATGAGTAATTCCCCGCGAATTCCTGCCACGTAATAGGCTGATTCATGCGCTCAGCCGCCAGGTTAATTTGCTGCTCCACCTCTTCTTCAATTTCAGGAGAGATGAGAGCGATGAAGTCGTCGTCTTCTAATTCATGCAGCATGTTTTTTGTTCCAGTCGTCGTCCTGAATATCATTCCATCCCATCGCGATTTCCCACGCCCATTCATATGCTGAATGGCGACCCTCATCCGTGTCCGGGAATGCAGCTTCATAGAGCTTGTTGAACTCGCGATTACCTTGCTGAACCAGAATGGTTCCGTTAACAGGGACAATAGTCATGGTTAGGCACTCCGGGTTGAGAGAGGATGTCGGCCAGCTTTTTCCAGCCAGTGCGTAACTTGCGTGTGATGCGATCGAGTAGAGATTCAGAGCAGCCCACAACAGGCCACCCTGCAAAAGCGAACTGTTGCATGGTGTTATCCTTGGTTAATTGGCATAGCGAAAACGCCTCGAATGAAGCGCTGTTGATATGCGGGCGAAAAAAAGCCCTCCGGAGAGGGCGAACAGACAACAAGGGTTGCCGGGATGTTTAGCCACGCCCGGCGCGTGATTTCCTTCACTTTCCACAGCCAAGGAAGGGGGTAGACTGTCTTTTCCACAGTCAAAAAGGATTTATTTCATGGCGGATTATCTGGTCAGGGTCGAATTATTCGATGCCGATGGTGAAGATTATGAAAAACTGCATGAGGCCATGCAGTCGATTGGTTTCAGAAAGACAATTCAGGCTCCTGGCTCTACGGTAAGAAAGTTACCAACCGGAACATATGTTGGGGCCAGCCCTTCTGAAGTTTCAGATATCAGAGACGCAGTCAGAAGAATATCAGACCCATTATCAAGTAAGAGTGCGGCAGTTTTTGTCTGCGAATTTACCAACTGGGCATCATACTTGTATTCCGACGCCTGAATCACTGCCAGCACAGGTAAGTGATTCCTTCATTTCCTCTGGTGGGAGTCCTTTTTTGAGCATTTCCACCATCTTTGTTAGTGGTACGTTAGCGACAAATTCCTTCCCTGAAACAAGGACAACAATGGTATTGCCGGGGTTTCTCTCATCCCTCAGCAAAGCCGCAATGGCGCTTTCATTTACGGCGATGCCGTGGTCAATATCAACAATTAACTCCATATCTCACCTCAGATAAGTGGCTTGCTGCCAAAAAGAAAGGCCGACTACCCGACATTCAGCTCAATATCCTGAACGGCGACACTGTGCAACTCCCGTCGCGCTATTTAATAGCGACTGTGGAAGAACTGGACAGTCAACTATGGAAAGTCAGCAGCATTAAGCCTAATACCGACAATACCGTATCACTGACTGTCGCAGAGTATAGCGACGCCATCTACCAATAAAATAATCCCGACCACCCCAACAACCCGGCCACCGAGCCGGGTTTTTTTATGGAAAAAATATGGCTACGCAACCGACGCAAGATGCAGTACGGTAAGGCCGAAGACACCGTGTTCTGGAAAACCACCAATACCCCTTTCCAGTACAAAAACGGCAGCACTGTCGTTGAGTCTATTGACGCGCTAGTTGGCTTCGTGCCGAACAAGACGGATCGTGCTGACACCAGCATGGATAGCTTCTGCGTGCATGGACGCCTGGAAAACTGCATGTTCCGCAGACTCGGGCTGACCCAGGCTAATGTCGCCACTACACGACCTTACTACGGTCTGTTCCTCGGCAAGGCCGCATCGCCGGTTCTGCGACAGGTTAGCTTTGAGGGTGGATACATCGGAGTGGGAGCCTATTGCGCATTTTCCGGTGTAATGGAGATGGTTTCAGCTACGCAATTTAACGGCGCTGGTTACGCAGGTATCAGTTTCAGCGATTATCGTAATGGTGCGCTCTACTCGTCAGGCACAAGCATGGATATGCGGTTAGTTCAGTGTCGCGGTTATCAGTTCGGATTTCAGTTAAGCCGCCTCCAGTACACCACCATGACTAACTGCACAGCGGAAGAGATTACACCTATGTCTGGTGAGACAGTCTGCTACGCCTTCGACTTCACAGACCCCTATAGCATCGTTATGAATACCTGCGCCACGGAGTTTGTGTATGGTGGACAGATACGCGTAAGTAGTTTTGCTAACCCTAGCTTTGTTCGTTCTCTTACAGTTAATGGGTATCTGCCGATAGACCAGCAAGCCTCTGTCGCACCAACCCCTATTTATTATGTAGATAGCGGTGGAGTAGGCATCTTGAAAGTAACCTTTATAGGCGGGGACTTATCAAGAGACACAAGTAAAACTAATAACACGGCTCCTGTTGTATCAGGGGTAAATGCTAAGGTTGTAGTTCTTAACTCTGGCGGAGAGGACTGGACCTCGGTGGGCAGCGGTACATTCACCCGAATAGCATGACATTATATTCAGATGTATCTAAATGGGGCAGAACGCCCCATGATTTTTATTTTTTAAAATCAATATTAACAACGTCATTATTAGATCTTATATCGAATAATGTTGAAGAAAATTTAATAGGTATGCTATTAATTTTTTTTTGTGTATCTTCCCATACTGGATATTCACATGACCGCATATTGTAACCGTAGTTGTTGATATAAAAAACTATCCATGAAAGATAGTGGTCTGCATATTGTGGGGATATTGATTTAATAAATGGGTATTTTTCATACGCATTTAACTCATTGCTACTTTGTGGCATGCGACCAGAAATCGAAAGGCATTGGGAGCCGTCATTTTTAGCATACATAGCAACTGTGTATGCTACGCTTTTATATTTATCAACCATATCAGATGATATATTATAAAATGCGGAAATAGATGTTAAAACATAAATTATATAAACAAAAGAAAAGAATGCAGATATTTTTACATATGTATTAACAAAGTATTTACTTAACATTGTAAGTGATAAAATAAATAATAAAATTATACTTGCAATTGAGACACCGAATGAAGTGTATGCCCTCACCGCATATGGTATATTTTTGAAAAATAGCATAAATGAAGGGCAAGACATAAAGATTAAGCAAGGTGAAATAGCTATGAATATTCTTGTTAAGAAATCATGAGATTTAATTTCGCTTCTAAAGGAAACACAAACACATATCATAGAACAGATTACGAAAAGAGATATATAAATCCAAAACAAAAAACTAGGCGTATTATTGCTAATGAAAGATATATATTTCTCGATGTTATAGAAGAATTGTATGGGTGTTGATATTATATCTCCGTTTTTTTGTGCATATTCCCCGCTAACAAAAAAACCAACAATGACTAATTTGTAGATAAATATTGATATTATTGATGTTAGAAATATTGATATGTATCTATTCTTTTCAATGCAATTCCCTCTAGCGATATCTAAAAAAACATAACATATACTAACACACAAAAACGCACCGAAAGATGCTTGATATAGACTTAATGATGCTACTAGAAAAGCTGTTTTAAATATAAACGATCGACTTGATTGGTTAAGTGTTCCTGCAATAATTGACATCGCTAAGGATAATGTCATTGTTAGATTGTCAAATCTGTAAGCTGCGTTCGGTATATAGTTCCAAGTAACAAAGCATAACGATGAAATAATAATGCCACTAATGCCATACTCTTTAGGTGCTAGCTTGTAAACAGTATAAGATGCTAGTAAAATAGAAGCAATATAAGTGTATGGATACAGATCTGTTAATTTCCCTCCAAAAGATAGCAATTTCATAATCAGTTCAGATAGTGGTCTTCCATCAGGAGACCAGTAGAAGTACCCTAAATTAATCCTACTAAGATCGTCATAATATTTTAAATCTAATAATATGAAAGGAAAGAAAAAAATAGCTATTATAGCTAGTGAAGATTGCTTCCTTGTCATTTATTGTTACCTCGCAATATATATTTTGGTCTTTGCTTTGTTTCAATATAAATTCGTCCAATGTACTCACCAAGAACACCAATACCAATGAGTTGGATACCACCAAGGAAAAGTATAGATACTAGCAGGGATGGATAACCTCTAACCGGGTTTCCAAACGCCAGAGTGTCCAGAATCATCCATGCGCCATATGTAAATGCTAAGCCAGCGACGAGAAGGCCGATGTAAGTCCACATACGTAGCGGAAAAGTCGAGAAGCTCGTAATTCCCTCAAGAGCAAGATTCCACAACTTCCATCCGTTGAACTTGGTACTGCCAGCAACACGTTCTGCGCGGGCATAATCAACGATATCAGTGCGACCACCAACCCAACTCAAAACACCCTTCATGAAAAGGTTGCGTTCTGGCATGAGCTTAATGTTCTCTACGACTTCACGAGACATCAGACGGAAATCACCAACATTTTCCTCGATCTGCGGATTGCTGATTTTATTGTGAAGCTTATAGAACCACTCGGCGGTTTTCCTCTTCAGTCTGCCATCCGTTGAGCGGTCAGATCGTTTAGCAAGCACCATATCAGCGCCTGCCTGCCACTTTTCAATCAGATGAGGAATAACCTCAATCGGATCTTGCAGGTCAACATCAATTGGAATTACAGCATCTCCTGTTGCATGGTCTAACCCTGCAAACAATGCAGGTTCTTTACCAAAGTTGCGTGTAAATGACAGCGGAACAACTAGCGGATCAGAAACAGCCAGAGCGTTAATGATTGACTCCGTAGCGTCTTTGCTTCCGTCATTTATGAAAACAATTTCCACTTCATATGGCTTCAACTCTTCGAATTCACGTACCGTTTTATAGAAAATTGGTATCGCTTCTTCTTCATTGAAGACAGGTACGACCAGAGATATCTTCATTTCGCATCCCTAAAGACAATGAACTTTGAATAGACGAAACCGCACACCAGGCTGATAGCCGAGAACACGACAAGAGTTACAACTGGCGGGAGAGAGCATTTATCAGCGGCCCATCCAACAGCTGCGCTAAGCGAGCCCATGAAGCCCAAGTAAAGCATATAGCGCGCCGTGGTTGTGGAACTGTTGAACGTAAAGCGAGCATTAGCGAAGAAACTGAAACTGACCGCAACAACGAATCCGCTGAAGTTCGCCAGAGCCTGGCTGGTTCCCAGCGCATAGAAGCACGTGGCAAATACCGCCCAATGAATTAGCGTATTTAGCACGCCCACAGAGGCATACTTCGTGAAGAGCTTGAGCAT